CCACAAGGCCCTCGTCAATGAGGATGGTGTCGGTGCCGTCGCGGCAGCGGAACTCCCGCACACGGAACGCGGGAGAGAGCTGCTTTGCGCCGTCCTTCTTCAGGCTGTACTGTTTGATCGCCATATGTATCACGTCCTTTCACAGCCCGGTCAGGCGCTAGTCTTTTCGGTCAGCATCTCGGTCAGCTCTGCGTACTGTTCATCGGTCAGCTTGGCGGCGGCGTAGAAGATATCCAGCTTCTTTTCCATACCGGCGGTCTGGCCGCGCTCGATCATACGTTTGCAGGTTCTATAAAGTGCCATAGTAGTCATTCCTTTCTGTTCATGCGGTGGTTTCATCATCGGTCACGCCCAGCTCCAAAAGAGTTAGGCGGTAGTCCTGGTCAAGGTTCAAAGCGTCTGCGTCGGCCAGAGCAGCCTGCAGTGCCGCCACCGTCTCCGGCAGCTTGTCCTTTGCTTCCTGCTTTTTGCGCGCTTCTTCCTGCGCGGCCAGCTCTTCGGCGGTGTAGCGGATGTATCTCTGCACCGGCACCTGTTCGGTCCATGCGGCCTGCGCAGGCACGCCCGGCACGTCGATGATCTTCTGCACGTCCTTGCCACCGTTTGGATACTCGGTCACGGTCTCCCAGTGCCACTGCTCCTCCACGCCCTCTACGGCGGGGTGGATGACTTCTTCAGCGTCAGCTGTCAGATAGCCCAGTGTCAAGTCTGGGTTTTCCACGACCGCGCCGGTCTCGTCAATGATTTTCATAAGTCAAAGCCTCCTTTCTCAGGCCACGCGCCGCCAGATGTGCACATAGTAGGCGGCAGGCTGCACGGTGGCGCTGCGGCCGTAGATGGCATTAGACTTGGACGCATCCAGACTGAACTTATATACATCAGAAAAGTTATTGTATTCGCCCGTAGATGCGATCTCGTTGCCGGCAGTGAATGCGCCGGATACCTTATGTTCACCCTTTTTTACATCCGCGACAAAAGAGCCTGTGATGTTCGGCAGTCCGGCCTCCACGGTGCTGCCTGCTGCGTGGCCGCTGCCAGCACCCATCAGTACCCGGTTCTGCGCAATCTCCTGCCATGTACCGCCGAACAGTGCGGCAGGGCTTGTACGGGCGGTGCTCTGGTAGATGCTGCCCACGGGAAAAGGATTCACGCTTTTCAGCAGTGCGTCCACCTCGGCACGGGTGTAAAAGCTCCTGCTGTCCACCTCGGCCTGCAGGCTGTCCAGCATGGCCTTTGCCTGCGTCTGCAGCTGGGCGGTGGGGATCCCCGTCACGCCATCCCGCATCACGCCGCAGACGGTCTCATCTGCGCGCGTGTCGGTGATGTCGGCGGCGGTGACAGCGGTGGAGCCTGCGGGCACCGAAATGGTGCACAGGCCCAGCTCGTACTGATTATGGTTCTGCAGGATATCTGGCGGCTGTGCGGCCACGGCAGGCGTGCCGGTCTTGAGCTTGATCGCCGTGATATTCTCCGAGGTGTCAAACTGCAACACGACGCGATCCACGCGGTTGAGGGTGTTGTCTGCTTCGGGGACGGTCAAGACGTTCTCTTCCCGACTGCACACAGATACGCCTTTAAAGTCGTCGTAATTGATCCATGCAAGGCCGGGCGCAACGGTGATCTGCCGTGTACCGGTGATACTGACAGCAAAGTTGGTCTCTTTGGAGTAGACGCCGGATGTGCGGGTGCACAGGTAGGTGGCCACGTCCTCGGCGCTGTAAACCACGCCGTTCAGCGGATATGTGATAATGCTCATTGTTTCCTCCTGATGATCGGGGTGCCGATCTCTGTGCTGACCGAGTTTTTACCCTTTTGGGAGCTCAGGGTCACAGAGGTAATGCGGGCAGCGGCCTGAATGTCCGTTCCGGGCAGGCTGGCCTCCACCACCATACCCACTGTGATTCTTCCGGTGGGGGTGAAGCGGAAGTTTTCCAGCCGGGTATGTTTGGCGAGCTCCTGCTCGCCCTGTGCGCGCAGGGCGGCAAGATAGTCCGCCTGAGACTGGCCGCCTTCCTTCTTTTTGCTGGTAGCATCCACGATCAGCTCCCGCCGGGCAGAGCCGGTGTTCTCCGCTGCACCCACGGTGGCGGTGCCTTCCGCGCCAACGACCACGCACACATTTTTATAGTCCGTGATGCTCTCGGTATAGGTCAGGTCGGTCAGGTTGCCGTACTGCGGCGCATACCGGGCGTTCGGGTCGAGTTTTGGCCGGAACAGCTCAAACAGCAGTTTCGCTTCCGGCTGATCGAACCGCACCCGGAAGCCGATGTCCAGCTCCTGACACACCTGTTCGGCCAGCTTCAGCAGGCTGCCGGGCTTGACCTCGCTGCTGTAGGTGTCCGTCAGTCCTGCAGCATCGCCCAGTTCAAGGCAGGGCCACGCAGCAGCACTGGATACCAGACTTCGCAACGTTTCCTCTGCGGCAAAATTGCTCAGGGTGTCCGTGTGACCGCGTTCATCCAGAATGCAGGCGGCATCTTTTGCGGCGATCACCAGCTTGTGGTCGGATTTCTGGGCCGACACGATGCGCATGAGCCGGTCGCTGCCCACCAGCCAAAGATACCGGTCCGGGCGGCACAGCGCCTGCAAAGCGGTCGTGTCGTGCAGCTCCAGCTGTGCACCCTGGGTGTCGCTATAGACGTTGTAGCGTTCCGGCCAGACCAGCGAGACCCAGCTTTCAATGCGGCCCAGCAGATTGAGCCGGATATCATAGACGCAGATGCTCTTGTGCCCGGATGCTGTCAGTGCAGAAATGATCTCAACCATTGGAACCCTCCGTGATGATGGTGGAATACGCTGCGTGCATGGTCAGCGTCAGGAAAAGCCAGCCGTCGCCGGATTTTGCGGTGCGCTGCCATGCCTGCGCACCGTGATACACCGTCCAAAGGGTACTGCTTCCGTCAAGGATGGAGAGCACGTCGTAGGCTTTACCGTCAATGAGCTGCTGGACCCGCAGCAGGTCGTTTTCGCGGTAGACCTGCAGCTCGTCGCCGTCCTGCAGGGTCGTAACAAAGCGCAGGTATTCGCCCGTTTCCGGGTTAAGGACGCCGGGATTGACCACGGGCCCTCTGGCCGACAGTGAAAGCCGAAAGTTCTGGGTATCCAGACCGCTGTTGACGATGCGGATATAATCGCCCTGCTCCCGGATGCCGAACTGGTGCGCGTCGTAGCACACCGGCAGGCGGAACACAGGTGTCACCTTGATGGTCGCGGCCAGCGTTCCCTCTACACTGTTCCAATAGGGGTTGGGGCAGTACAGCTGAAAGCTGAAGGTGGGCCAGAGCAGCGCCGCACTGATGGCCGGACAGCGCTGCACCTCGGCGTCACACCAGTATTTCCCGGCCACGGTGAAACGCCCGGTCACGCCCGGCGCAAACACGTCCCGCAGCTGACGCTTGCAGTAATCGGCATTGCGCAGGATACGCCCGGTGATGGTGCGGGTGACGCCGGAAATGCTGCGGCTCTCCACAGGAGCACCCACCTGCTGATAACCCTGACTGGTTTCCAGATCCACGGGCAGGTCGCCCAGCGGGTCACAGCTCCACAGCACGCTGGCCTTGTAGCCAAAGGCAAAGCTCTGTCCGGTGCTGGAGGTAAAAACAGCGTCAAACACCCTGCAGCACCGCCCTTTCCTGCTCATACTGTGCTTCGCGCATCAGGTCCGCCGCCGTCTGCGCCTTGCTGTAGATGTACTGGTTCACTTCGATATTGGGCCGCTGGGTGCGCTGGGGCAGCGGAGCTTTCTTCTCGTAGTCCCACAGGCTGCTGGAAGCCTCGGTGATGGTGCTGCCTGCGGCGCTGCTGGAAGAGCTGCCCGTGCCGGGTGTGCTCTTTTTCTTGAAGGCACCGCCGAGCGATGCAACGATGGCCGCGATCGCAGCCACCAGAGCAACGCCCGCTGCAATCATCAGCAGGCCCTTCGGGGTCCCGAATCCGGTCGGCAGCAGCGCCATGCCGATGGATTGCAGCATTGCCACGAACGCGCCGCCAATGGCACCGATCAGGCCGCCCAGCGAAGCAAGGATCTCCGGGAATGCAGAGATCAGACCGCCCTGCAGGCCCTTGCTGATGGCGAGAGCCGCCGCGCTCAGCGGCCCCTGCAGACCGCCGAAAATGTCCAGCAGTGTGCTGCCCAGGCCGGAGAACTGGCTGACCACATCTCCAAAGCCGCCGGTCAGGCCGTCGAAAATCTGGGTGCCGAGGTCCCACGCGCCATTGGCCAGCTGGCTGATGCCCTCGCCCAGAAAACCATTGACCTGCTGGATCAGATTCTTGCCGAAGTCGTCGATCAGCAGTTTGGTCTCCGGTGCAAGACCGTTGTACAGGGTGGAAATGCCCCACTGCCCGACGCTGAGCCAGTCCTGACTCTTCACGGCTTTGTACAACGTGCCGAAGGTGCCCAGCACGCCCTTGTCGGCCTCGTCCTGCCAGCCCTTTACAAGGCCAGAAAAACTGTCGGCACTGGCCTTCTTGATGGTCTCGGCCACCTGTTCGGTGCCGTCGGCGGCAACGTTCTTGACCCGCTCGACCACCACAAGGGCACCGTCCACCACCTCGTTGAAGGTCTCGGTGATCACCTTTTTGGTGGTCTCGGTGCCGTCGGTCAGTGTTTCCTTGATGGTTTTGGTGCTGGTAGCAATGCCATTTACCACTGTGTCAAAGGTCGATGTGACCGAATTGGCCATCTCCCTCACCGTTTCCATGGTCTGTTTGACGGTCGTCTTGCCCATCGCGTCAATCTCAGTGACAGTCTTGATGTCCTTCAGCACGCCGTTCACCATCTGGCGGGAAGTCTCGGTGATGGTTTGCTTCTGCTGCTTCTGACCGTTGGAAAGCACCTCGTTGGTGGTTTGGGTAGTACGGGTGATATTGCCCAGCACCTCGGTCACAGTGTCGGAGTAAGAGTTGACAACGGATGCAGCGGTCTTTGCGGCTGTGCCCGCTGCTTTCCCTGCGGCGGCTGCCGCATTGCCAGACTTGGTATAGGCCGGGATAGCGATATCCGCCACGGTCTGGGCGCTGTCGGCAAGGTCGGTGTTGGCAGAGGTCCAGTCGGCCAGTTCGTCACGGCTGGCAACATCGGCGATGGTAAAACCGGCAGTGGCTGCGGTAGCGATACCCGCCACTTTACCCTTGCCGGTCAGGCCGTTGATGAAACTCTGGATCAGATTCTTGCCCCACTGAACCGCCTGCGAGGGCAGGCTCTTGATCCATGCCAGGGCACTGGAAAAACCACCCTTGAAGGCATTCAGCATGGAAGAGCCCATGCTCCTGACGCCGCTTGCCACGCCGGTGAGGATGTTCTTGCCGATGTTCAGCCAATTCACTGCAGAAATGACCGAAAGCACCGCCTGCAGGATCTTCTTCCAGTTGGCCAGCAGGTCAGGCACAGCCTTTACGATACCCACGCCCAGCTGCACCACCAGTGAGACGCCCTCTGCAAGGAGCTTCGGCATATTGTCGTTGATGATGCCGCAGATATTGATGATGATATCCGGAACATATGCGATCAGGTCTGGCAAGCCCGCGATCAGGCCGTTGGCCAGCTGGGTGATCATATCCAGACCGGCGTTCACGAACTCCCCGGCATTTTCCCGCAGGTTTTCCGTAAAGGAAAGCAGCTGCGGCAGAGCATTCGCCAGAAAATCCGGGATGCCTTGCGTGAAGCCCTGCGCCAAAGAGCCGAGAAGCTCGGTGCCGGTCTGCGCCACTTCGGGCACAAGGCCGTAAATGACCTGCGGGATGCCCTGCAGCACGTTGCCGATCATGGGCAGCAGGTTACCCACAAGGTAGGTCCGGGCCGTGTCCGTCAGTGCCTGCAGGGGTGCCGTCAGGTCTGCGCCGGTGCTCCAATTGCCCAACACGTTCTGCGCCGCTGCCTTCATGGCCGCAAAGCTGCCGGTCAGGGTCGTTGCAGCTTCTCTCGCCGTTGTGCCGGTAATGTCCATCTCCTGCTGGATCACATGGATGGCGCTATACATGTCGGCCAGATTGCCCAGATCGTAGTGCACGCCGGAAAATTTTTCGGCATCATTCAGCAGACGCTGCATTTCAGCCTGCGTACCACCATAGCCCAGCTTGAGGTTGTCCAGCATGGTATAGTTCTGCTTGGCAAAGCCCTGATAGGCGTTCTGGATATCCTGCATATCCGTACCCATCTTGTTGGCGTTGTCGGCCATATCCACCATGGCCATATTGGCAAGCTGGGCGGCGGCATTGGTATCCTTGCTCACGCTGGAAAGCAGGCTTGCCGCAAAGCTGGTGGTCTGCTCCATGTAGTCGTTGGCGGAAAGGCCCACAGTCTTGTAAGCCTGGGCGGCATACTGCTTGACGGTATCGGCACTGTCCTTGAACAGCGTCTCAATGCCGCCGATGCTCTGCTGCAGGGCACCGCCCATGTCGATGGAATCCTTGATGATTTTGCCGATGCCTGCGGCGGCAAGCACTTTTTTGATAGTGCCGACCAGCTGGGCACCAATGCTCTGGCCAACCTTTGCGCCTAAGCCGTCCGTTTCTTCGTCAAAAACGTCAGTCAGTGCAGCCCGGATGCCATCTGCCGACGGCACGATCTGCACATAGGCTTTTGCCATCTCGATTTTGTCCGGCATCTCCATCAACCTCCTTTCAGCGCAGCAATGGCCGCTTCAAATTCTTCCGGGCTGGCAAAGCTCTGCACATCCTCCGTGTCGCTGCCGGAGCCTGTGCCGGTCAGAGCTTCCAGAATAGACTTGGGCGGCCTGCCGGGCTTGCCCAGCAGCCACCACTCGATGCGGTTCAGCGTGTCGGCAGCAGATGCCTGCAGCTGATCTTCTATAGGCACCCGCTGCCCGGCCAGCCGCAGCATACTGCGGCTGCTCTCCGGCAGACCTGCAGCAAGGGTGGCCGCCAGACGCGGCGGCAGGCTGCGCCAGTCCAGAACGTGGTAATACTGCGCAAAATCGCAGATCAGCGCGTCCTCGTCCGATGCGATCAGTTCGGAGAGGATGCAGAGTTTTTTCCTGCGGAAAAGCTGCGGATCAGTTCACCGATCGCTGCACCAAAGGCAGCCACCGGCACGCGGCCCTTGGCGTCACGCAGGTGGTCGTAGAGCTTCTTCTTGCCTTCCTTGCCAAGAAGGCGGTCCGCCACATAGAACAGCTTGGTACCGTCCGTGTCCATTTCCACGATGGCCTCCACCAGCTCCACGTCGTTCATGGCTTCATCGTCCAGCTCGATCTCAAAACCGGATTCCGTTTTTGCAATCATGACTTTACCTCCTTATTGTCTGCGGTGCTCTCGGCGGCAGACTGGGTGGCGGCAGTGCCGCCCAGAATGTACTCGTAGTGGGTGTTACCCTCGGTGTCCGGCACCGCGGTGATGGTGGTGTTGTAGCCCACCGCACCGTTGGAATAGACGATATCGCCCACGGCAGACACTGCCGCATCCGGGATCACGATGCGCTTGAGCGCGTTGTTCTTCATTACCATGTCCACGACCCAGCTGCAGTCCTGCTGTTCGTCGCTGTTGGCCTTGACCGTGATGCCGGTCTCCAGCGTGCCGGCAACGTTCTTATCGCCGTAGACAGACTTGAGCACCGCCGGGTTCAGGGCTTCCAGCAGGGTGTAGGCGAAGGTGTCCGGCTTTTCGGTCTGCTGGGTCAGCACGGTATCACCGCCCCATGCCGTGGTGTTCTCGCTGCTGGGAGAGTTCGAGTTGGTCAGGCCGTCACTGGAAATGTAGCCCAGCGATTCAAAGGCTTCGTTCAGTTTGGACTTTGCATCTGTGGGCAGCGGGGTGCCCAGAGGTGCACGCCAGACGGCACCACCCACCTTGGGCTTTGCGGCGCTTACATTTTTTGCATCCATAGAGATACTTCCTTTCGTCAGTAATGTGTAATAGAAAAGACGGCCTGATATCTTGGCCGTTTGCGGGTGGTATCCGGGAAATTGTACTCAGTGACAAGGTCGCAGGAGACGATTTCCGGCAGAGCGTCGGCGTCCAGCATGGCCTGCACCACAAAATGGCTCAGCTGGGCGGCAGAAAAGTCGCTGCTGCCGTAGGACTGCACCGCCAGCGTGGCCGTGTAAATGCCTTCGTCCGGGCTGTCGCCGGTCTTTTCGAGGATACAAAAATTGCCGGAGGGCTTCTCCGGCATGGACATGTAACAGGAAAAGGCATTTTCCCGCAGGTAGTTCAAGATGACTTCTTCGATCATTTCTTTCTCTGATAGCTCCTCACTGTGATGACACGCCCATCTTTCAGGCGGCGCTTGTGCTCATGCACTGTTGCGCCGCTGCGGCTGCCGGAGACGGCTTTCAACAGGGTGTTGTTGGCCGAGTTGTCGTCATAGGCCTTGCGGGAAGCGGTCTCCACCACAGCCACCGCGCGGGTGGGGGCCACATAGGATTCGTAGCCATCGCCGCAGCGGTCCTTCACGGTGTCGGCACGGTCTTTCAGCACCGCCTGCATTTCAGGGGAGCGCAGCAGCGCCCGGATGCCGGGACTGTTCAGCTCGATCTTCACCTTACTCAAACCGCACCACCTGCACTTTCTTGTTCCATCGCAGCGGGATCATGCTCTCGATGCCCTGCACAACGCCGCCGCAGGTGCGGAAGGTCTGGCCGAAGAACTCCACCTTTGCATCCGTCCAGTCGTGGGTGTCGCCCTTGGGGATGGCCAGCGTATAGGCCAGCCGCCGGCCGGTGAGCTGCAGTTCGGTGGTGATCTCCTCGGCAGAGGGTTCACCCACCAGCACATTGTGCACGGTGACAGGCGTTTCCTCATAAATGGGGTCGTGGAAGCGATCCTCGCCGGTCTGGGTCTTGGAATAGAGGGTGATGTCGATTCCTTTCAGCATAAGTCCTCCAGAGGGCTGCAGGCACCGATGCGGCTGCCGACCCCCAGCAGCTTCTTTTCCAGCTTGGAAAGATACAGCTCGCCGGAAGAGCCGCCGCTCATCGTCCAGCTCTGGCTGTAGCCCAGCGCCGTGGCAGTGCCCTGCGTGGAGCCTACGGGAAAGGATACACCGCCCCCGCTGTCGCTCTCGCCCAGCTGACGGCGCACCATCCGGCAGGAGACCACCCGCTTGGCGTCTTTGCCTGCATCCGGGTTGTAGCTGTCGATGATCACGGCGGCTTCGCTCAGCAGGGCAGCGCACTGTGGCTGTTCGTCTCGGGACAAGGCGCGGAAGCCTGCTTCCACGTCCTGCACTTCAGCGTAAAGCATGGCGTCACCTCACTTTGCTTTGGCCTTGCGGACGGTTTTGGGCTTTTCAGCCGCAGCGGCTGCGGGAGGATCCTGCGCCACCTGCTTATGGCCTGCGGCAGCATACTCTGCCGTGCGCTCCTCGGCCACATACATAACCGTGCCGGTCAGCTGATTGATGAACTTCATCATCAGCCCGCCGCCTTGGTCAGCTTGTTGAACACGGTGGTGTCGCAGCGGAAACCCACCTCGATCTCGGCACGCACGGCAAACATGTTCTGCTGGAACAGGTTAATGGTGTCCTCGCCATCCTGCAGCGTTGCCTGATCGGCAATGGCAATCTGCACGCCCTCCACAGTGCCGTACATGGCCTGCGTCCAGTCACCGGCAAAACCAACGACATCCGGCGTGCCGGAGAGGTAAGCGCCCTTGCTCTGCAGGGTGCGGGAGCCAAGGATCATAGGCACAGCGCCCTCGGCAACGTTGTTGATAAACAGCGGACGCTTGTTGCCGTCCACAGCATTCAGCAGCAGAGCCTTGCCCTTGGGGGACAGCACCCAGCCGTTCAGGATGCCGTTGTGCTCGGCAATGTCGGCGTCAGCGGCCACCAGACCGGCATAGGCGTCGGTGCCGATCTCCTGCGCGGTGCAGCTCTTCAGAGTGTCAAAGTTGGAACCGGGCGCGGTGACGCCGCCGAACACAGTAGCGTCGAATTTCTGTGCCAGAGCCAGCGGCAGACGGCTCACCAGCTGCTTGTACAGTGCGGGCACATCGCGGCGGAACTGGTTGGAGAAGGGCACGATCACAGCCAGCGTGTAGGGCTGCATGATCTTGGTGTCCAGTGTGCCGCGCTTGACCGGCTTCTTTGCGGTCTCCGCCACCCATGCGGCTTCCGGGTCGCCGGTGATAACGGGAATGGTCACGCCCAGACCCGGCAGCTTGATCGGCTGGGCCAGAGACATGACAGCGGAGCTTTCCTGCGTTTTCTGCAGGATCTCGCTGGATACCTCGCCGGGCAGGGCAATAGAGGTGGTACGGTTGATATCAGTCGCCATAAAAATACTCCTTTGTTACTTGGTCACCTGCGCAAACCAGTCTGCAAACTGCTCGCTGGTAGAGCCGGTGGGGGTGTGATGCGGGTCTCCGCCATCCCTGACGTCAGGGTACCCGGGCTGGCCATCACCAAAGGCCCACGGGTTCGCCTTGGCAGCCTCGTCCAGCGCCTTGCCGATGTCGGTGCTGCGGTCGGCAGAGCCCTTTAGGGCGTCTAGATCCAGCAAAGCCCGCACTGCCTTGACGCTGCGGCCCTTCCTGCCCAGGATGGCAGTGTCCAGCGCGTTGTCAAAGGCAAAGCCCTCGGCCTGCGCCTTCATGTCGGCCTTCAGCTTGGTGACCTGTTCCTGCAGGCCTGCCACATCCACGCCTTCAAAGGCTTTCAGGCCGTCCTGCGCGGTCTTGAGCTGAGCGTTTGCGTTGTCCAGCTGGGTCTGCAGGGCGGTGGCTGCAGACTTCTCCCGGTTGATGTCTGCGCCGTTCTCCTGCATGATCCAGTTCAGCTGTTCATCGGTGATGCCGGGGATCTTGTTCTTCACGTCTTCACGCTTCATGGTGGAAACTCCTTTCGTGTGTGAGACCTCAGTTTTTTACACTGTTCTCTGTCAGTATTCGGTCGTGGGCGGGGTACGCGCCGCCCGCCGCATGGCACCGTTTGCAGGACTCGAACCTGCCGCTTCCGGTTTTGGAGACAGGAGCTCTTCCGACATGAGCTAAAACGGCATGAAAAAAGCACGGTGCAAAACTGCATCGTGCTTAAAAATGGGCAAAAGAAAACCACGGTGCATGTGCATCGTGGTTCAATTACTGATCCTGTTCCCAGGCCCAGTTTTTAAATTTATGATACGCTTTCAACGCTTCCTCTGGAACAGCAGAAAAGTCTTTTTCAAGAATCGCTGTACGGTAAGGATCAAACGTATCGACTAACTTTTGAATTTCCGGGGGATAACCCAATATGCACATGTTACGTTCGCCTCCTTAACGACATAAATTCCGCCTCGACTTCATCAAAGCGGTCGCCTAAATACATATCAGCAGCATATTTGCTGATTTCTCCTACATTATCGCGCGTAATGCCAAGTTTGTCAATGCGTTCCTTGCACTTTTTGCACAGAACATCGAGATACTCCCCGCGATTTTCGCGGGTGATCGTCCAGCCGGATTGCCGGAAATCATCTGCCTGCTTCATGTGCCACATTTCATGAGCTTCAACGGCACCAGCACCGCCGGATGCTTCCTGCACTGCCTTCTTGCCGATGCTTTCAGCGTAGTAAACGATATTCTCACAGGGGTCATAGACGCCCACTGCACCGCGCAATTCATCATCACTGACGATCACGATTTTAGGCTTGCGGTCAATACTCACACCCCATTCGGTCAATGCGTGTTCTGTGTTCTGGTTGACCTCATGCAGCGCCTTGGGCTTGATAGACGCTTTATCTGAAACAAAAACCGGCGTTTTGTAAGATTCGACCTGCTTCACAGAGATTTCAACAGCTTCCGTTCTGCGGGTCAGTGTGATCTTACTTGCTGCACCCAGATCCTTGCGGTATGCCTGCGCTGCATACGCCGCCCTCTTTTGTGCATTGATGCGCTCCCGGTTGGCGGCGTAATCAATGCGGCGCATTTTGTTGATGTCGCCGCCCGCCTCACGATACTGCCGGTAATACTTGTCCGGATCGTACCCCGCCACAGTGGTGCCGGAACGGAACCGCACCGCAAACTCACAGTCGCAGTTGGCGTGGATATGCTCCGCGTGCCCGCCCTTCAGCAGTTTCTGGCTGGCCTTCTGCCAGCCGTTGGACGCCAGCGTGATACAGAAGGGGCAGGTGTCACCATGGGGCACCCATGCCCATTCGGCACCGTCACGGATGGCGTTTTTCAGGGTGGTGTCTGCACCGGCACGCTTGACAAGGCGGCTGACGCCGTTTGGCAGGTTGGCGGGGTTCTGGTCCTTGGTAGCGCTCACCATGCGGGCCACCTCGCTGTAACTGGCGGTCTCAGCAGGCTCTGCGGCGGGCACATACACGCCCTGCGCCTCGGCCAGTGCTTCATACATCTGGCAGGCCAGCTCTGCGCTGCCTTCACTGTACTTGGTCACCAGCCCGTAGGCGTAGGCCACAAGGCCGTCCGTGTCGGCGGTGCCGTGGGCGTCTATGTAGTCCCGCATGAGCTGCCCGGCTTTCTGGTTCAGCCGGGACAGCCGGGTGATGTACTCATTCCACGTTTTCGCTGAGATCTGCATTTTCCATCTCCATCAGCAGCTTCTGACCGCGCGCCCGTTGCTCCTGTGCCTTGATGCGCCGGATATCCGCCTGATCGAAGCCGATCATTTCCAGAAAAGTATCCGTTCCGGCAAACTCCTTCCGGGCAGATGCGATTTTGATGGCAGCATCCGCCGTAACGGCCACGCTGGGCATGGCAGGATTTTTGAAGTGCGCCATGATGCCGGTCTCCTCTTCGGTCAGGTCGGAAAGCGCACAGCCCCGTGCCACGGCCTGCGCCATGCAGGCAATGGTGCGCAGGGCATCGCCGTTGCCGGTGTTCAGCTGCTGGGCCAGCAGCACCAGCGTCTGGCTCTGGGCCAGAATCGCGTCGCTGCTCGTGGGGTTTGCATCGTTCACAACGCCCACGTCCGTCACCGTCAGGCCGGTGGCCGCCGCAAACTGGGTCGCCGTCATCCGCATCTTCTCGGTGTGCGGGCTCAGGCTGCCCTGCGCCAGCTGGCCGAATACCGGGTTCTCGCCGGTCTCGGGGTTGCTCGTCGCCGCCAGCAGGCTGCCCACATAGGATTTGAACTTGTCGGAGATCAGCACGTCGTACTGCTCATCCGTAACGCCCAGAATATACTTCTGCGGTGTCGTGTCAAACTCAAGCGCAATCGTGGCGTTCGCCACGGTGCGGATGTAATCGTCTATCAGCGTGCGGATGGAGCGCTTCAGGCGGCTGCGGCCAAACGGCTTGCCGCTCGTGGCATTCCAGATCAGCGGCTCCATCAGCGGGCGGCCCATGCGGTGGGGCAGTCGCTGGACATTCCAGCCGTCCGGCCTCCGGCGCAGCACCGTCACGGCATTGTCCATGTACAGATTCACAACGCGCGGCTGCCACACGCCGGTCAGATGCTCATCCGGCACGGTGTCAATGATCGCCAGCCCGCAGGCAATGCGCCCCTTCTCGCCGCTCCACAGCGCTGCCGCCGTGGCAGGGGAGTGGAATCGTATCTTGCAGCCGATGGCCGCATCCGCAGACAGCGTCGCGAACGCACAGCCGTACTTCAGCTCATCCCGGCAGGCCTTGCCGTACTCGGCGATCAGCCGGTTGTCCGCGATCAGCCGGTTCAGCACAGCATTGTCGCCGCCGCTGCTCACAAACCCGTCAAACATGCTGCGGGCGGCCAGCACGTCCACGGCCTTCTGTCCCCAGCTGCACCCGACCTCAAGGTCGCGGATGCCCTGCGGCAGTGCGATTCCGAGGTTCACGTCCTTCAGCGCTACGTGGCCCTCGTAGTATTGTTCCTTCTCGGCGTTGCCGGCCTGATGCAGGCTGTAGACACGGACAAGCTCGTCCAGGGCTTTTTGCTCCGGCCCCGTCAGTCCGGCCACCGTGCCGAAATTCAGTGCGATCATCACGTTCTCCTCTTAGCCGATCCGCATCTTCCGGGTCGGGTCGCGTCTGCTGGTCTTTGCGCCCCATAACGCCAGGGCACATGCCTCCACCGGCAGACTGTTGTCGCCGCCAAAGCCGTACCCGCCGCCGATGGGCCGCTTGATGCTGGTCACGGCACTTTCACGCAGCGCCTGCTGCGGGCGGTACCATGTCAGCCGCCCCTCGTTCACGGCATCGGTCAGGGCACTGACGGCGGCGATCACATCCTTGGCCGATGGCCGGATAACCGCGTTCTTGGCCCGCCAGCTTCCCTTGATACGGTCCACAAGCACATCCACACCGTTGCGCCCGTCAATGACAACGCAGCTGGCGCGGTCATATCGGGCATTCAGCCAGTCGGCCAGCCAGCCGAAGCCGCGCCCCGTGGGCTGCATCTCGATCAGCGATACCCTCGCCGGGCCGTCCTTCGGGATGACCGCACCGCACAGGCACACCGCAGAGCCGTCCACCGCGAACTTCACGCCGTAGGCCGTCTTTCCCTCCGGCTTCTCGTCATCACTGGCGCAGCGGTCCCAGGCATTCTTGTCCAGCGCGTAGTCCAGCTTTTCCGTTACCACGGGGCTCCACCAGCCCAGCCGCTCCCGGGCGAACGTATCCGGGGCCATGTTCTCCGCCTCGCCCTCGATGGTGGATTGCTGGATGCGCCGCCCCAGCGCCGGGTTGGCGGCAGCCCAGCGCGCCGGATCATGGATGTCTCCGATCTCCTTGACGGAGTATTCAAACCATGCCGTGCGCTTGGCCGTGCCGTCCAGCGCGCCGGTGCGGATGCGGCGGAATACAGTGCCGTCGGCGTTCTCATCCGGCGGCGTCCCCAGATACAGCGTCTGCGGGTTTAAGCTGGCCGAGATAGCCGGCAGAAACGACGCCTGCTGCGTCTCGTCCAGCTCCTGCGCCTCGTCAAAGATCAGCAGGTCGCCGTGCTGGCCGCGTCCGCCGTTGCGGGTTCGCGCCAGAAATTTGATGCGCGCGCCGGACTTCAGGATGATCTGCTCGCGCCCGATGGCCGTCTTGATCTCGGCCACATGGCGGCGCAGCTTCGGCCCCTCAAAGAAGTCGCGCATCTCCTCAAATGTCTCGGTGGCGGTTTTCTGCAGGTGCGCCGTGTAGACGACCTGCTCGTTGTACAAAAGCATTCCCGCCTCGCTGCGCGCCTGGATCAGCAGGCTTTTTCCGTTCTGGCGCGGCACGCTGCCGCCTGCGGAGGGCGCGGCCCACTTGCCGGAGGGCGTGCGCCCCAGCCAGTCGTCCAGAATATCGCTCTGCCATGGGTCCAGCACCGTCCCGCCGATGCGCACCAGCTTGGCCGCATCCAGCCCGTCGCTGGCGGTATAGTCAGGTGCGACTCTTTCGGACGGCTCCTGACTTCCCATCAGCGGCGCGTTCGCCAAGGATTTCACAGATTTCGTCCTCACTGTTCGCCGCTCCCTCTATCTCCTCGATCTCCCGTACCGTTTCCCGGTACTGCTTTGCCAGCTGCGGCAGCGCCTTGGGGTCGCTGTACCCGTCGATTGCCGCCGCCAGCACCAGCTTCAGGTTTTTCAGCTCCTCAAGCCTTCCGCCCTTCACATTCTTCAGCTTCATAAACACCCCGTGTGTAAATCGGCGCTGGACAGCAGCAGGGTCGCCGTGGGCGGGGGAGGGGGACCCTCCCCACCTACCAGCTGCCGTCCGTAATCTTGGGAATTTTCGTCATTTTTGCACCGAAATCAAGCGAAAAACTCGCTGTTTTGTCTCGTTTTTGCGCATTGCAAAAGTAATGCGCAGCTTGCAGATTGTCCCAATCCTCCGCTGCGGCCCGCGCTGACGGATAACCAAACTGTTTCCATTTAGCAACAGGCTTGATTTCATCCACAACAAAGCTCAGCGGATGCGCCGCATCGCTCGGCTCGTCGTAATGGATCGGCCCGAACCGCCCATGGCAGATGCCGCACTCGCACCCCATGGCCCGGAGTCTGGCCCTATGCTTGCGCCGCAGATTGCCGTTGGCATAGCGGGGGTTGTTTTTCATGGGGGTCATTTCATGCACACCCCTCCCGGTATATTTTCTTGGCCCGGCGTTTTGTGTCCAACGTGGACACGTTGACCCGCCGGGCCTTGGATTGCTTCATAGATGCCCTTGGCCGGACTTGGACCGGCACACCTCAGGCTCTTGCCATTGAGCTACAAGGGCATAAAAATAGCCCAGCATCTCAACCGGGCAGGGGACTTATACACAGCGACGCGACAGACAACCGCGCAGTCCCCCTGCTGCCAGGAGCGTCACTATGGACAACAACACAAAAGCCGCAAGGCGGTTTCCCGTTCCTTACGGCTTTTGACAGTATCATTATACCACTTTTACAGGGGGCTTTCGAGGGTCAGTTTCCAGAATTAGCGATATACAAAAGAATAGCGCCTATAATTGCAAGTGCATTAAAGCAATAAATGTACGGATAATTAAAAAAAGTTCTAAATAGCCAGAGTCCAGATTCTTTTGTATGCTTATTAACTGCCAATGAAAAACCTGCAATTTTAGCCACAAAGAAAATCAGCATAAACAGGGTATCAAAAACAATAATTCCAACTACTGTACAGTAGAATAGCAATGCATATACGTTATCCGGAGTTAATGTCTCAAACCCCTTATTGAATAGCGATATTTCCGCCATGAATCCAACAACAATAGCAGAAAAAATCCCCAAAATGGTGATGGATTGCTCATGGAACCCTTTTACTTTCGACTCAAGGATTCTAGTGTTTTCATTTACTCGTTTCGTTATAGTTTCTGTCTGTTCTTGCTGATTTTTAGATACTTTGGCTAAATTACGGATTTCATCCATTCTGTTTAGGCGCAGACACTCCAATTCAATATGATCCAGAAGTTTTTGCAAACTGCCTAAAATACGAACATTCTTATCTGTTTTATCTTCAAGCAGAGCCAAATCCACAACTCTCGCAAGAACAACTGGAATAGAATCACGCTCGTCTGCTTGGTATGTTCCTAAGCAACTTGATATAATTGAATACGAATGCCGAAAACTTTCATCGTCATATACACTTTTTAGTTTTCCTAAGAAAACAGAAACCATATCAGACGATGGTGCCGAGTCTAACTCATCAACAGCATAATTTTTAATTTCATCAAGAACTTCAAGCAATTGTGTCATTTGCTCGTCTTGAGCAGTTTTGAAATCATCCGCCACGAACAAATCTCCCGTTTTTATAATGAAATTTCAAGTGGATTATTCTCTTTAAAATAGTGCAAAATTGCATTAAATGGGATAATCTCAGAAGCTTGTGTACTTTTCCACGGAAACTCCTTATGAGTTTTTCCAACAAGTTCTCGCGCTGTTAAAGAGAGACATTTGTCGACAACCGCCTTTAATACTTTCTTTTCCTCCGCACAGAATCCCCCAAAAGGTTCATCCGAAAGCGGAATAGATATTGCATTCGCGCCAAATGAACAGTATTCAAAGTAAACCGTAGGAACCACCGGTCCATATGGCCAATGTTCGATTTCCTCTAAAAAAAGTTCTTCCCCACACGTTTTGGCATAATATCCTTGCAAGTAGTATAGTGTCTTTTGGAGTTTTAAATTTGTGACGGGAAAACCGCACTGATTCGCATAAGTGATAACATCTGCAGAGAGTTGTTTCGCATTCATACAGTTTTCCTCCTATCTAGCTTTAATTTATAGGTATAGTACAATATTATTATACCATACATTGCCTCGTAAATGTTCACAATCATTTGTTGTAGCATTTGTTTAAAATATCCATTTTGCCAACGCATTTTTTATGCAGCCGCCTGACCCAGCGATATTCGAGGTTCATCTCCACCGCGATCTCCTCAAACCGCTGCCCCAGCAGATACCGCCGACGCAAGATCTCGTGGTCACGCTCATCGGCAATCTGGTCAAGGACGGCTACCACCTCACGCCTGGTCGTCCCGCAAAGGTTGATCTGTGCCTGCAATTCCTGCTGCGCGGCGATAATGCTCTCCACGGCGCGGGGCAGCGCCTGGCCGTCTCCACCCCCGCCCGGCATGCCAGTCAGGGCAGCCGTGGTTTTGCAGGCCCGGCTTCGCTGGTCCTCCAGCTCCTGCCGCAGTTCTTCTTCCAACCGCAGCGCATCGCGGTACCGCCGCAGCCAGTGAACCTTTTCTTCGTAATTCATGTATCCACCTCCGGGACATCGAAAAGCTTGATGCCGCGCTTGCTCTGGTTGTACATGCACTTCACTTCTTCTCGCTCCTCTCGATGTCCTCGGCAATGTAGCCCTCAATGCCCGCGCCGGTGCTGTACCAGCGCTTGTACCACTCTAGCGCATTGATGTCTCCGTCCCGGCCTGCGCGCTCGCCGTTCGGCCCAAGGCGCACCGCGAAGCACTCGCGGTATTGAAAGCCGTCCACATGGCCGGAAAAGCGCGTCAGATCATCCACGGCAATGATAAGCCGCCCGCCGTCTGCCATCTTCCGCTCACGGATCGTCAGGCCCAGCTCCTTCAGCCGCGTCACAAGCGGCCAGCTGTCGAACGCCTCCAGCTCCTGCCGGGCCAGCGCCTGCCACTTTCCGGCCTCCTCCTGCCGGGCACGCTCCTGATCACGCTTGCCCTTCACCTCGGCCTTGTACGCCGCCAGATCGTCTCTGTTGATGTACAGGCGCTTGGCGGCATCGAACAAATCTCGTGTAGTGAGTGAGCTTTCGGCAATAACCTCGTTTGTATCCGCCGAGTCCAGCATCCTCACGCGAAAGCTGTAATAACCGGCAGGCTCAATGCGCAGCAGCGCATCCGTCTCGCCCTCAGTCAGATCCAGTGTCACCGGCTCCAGCTTTCCGGCATCCAGCCCGCGGTCAGCGTAGTTCCATTCGCTCTTGCGAACGTAATCGAGCTTCTTAAACTGGTCGGCCAGGCCGCACTCGACCAGATACTTGATGGCCGCCCGCCGGGCCATATCGGTGATAGGCGGCATACTGGCGTACTTGATTTTGGCGTATTCGACCTGCTGCACCTTGTAAAGCTTGCTGCACTCGTAGGCCCGCGTCATGGTGATCTCGCCGCGCTCCACCATCGCCAGAACCTCCGGCACGCAGTTGTTGGCGATGGCATTCAGCCTCCCCAGCGTGCCGGTGCCGTCACCGGTGATGCGGCTCATCTCATCACGGATGCGGCCATCGAGCGCGCCCGCCGCCTTTTTGCGTTCGAGCGCCTGCTTGAGCGCCCGGTACTGGCGCAGCCGCTCACCGTCGGTCAGCTCGCGCGCCGTGGCGTTGGAGGTTATCAGCGCGATGAGGTCATCGTCCTCGCCCTGACTCTGGCGGATAACACAGGGCAGCACCTCAAACCCGGCCACGCCCTCGGCAGTCAGGGCCCGGCAGGCCGTCCAGCGGCGGTGCCCTGCGATCAGCATATACCTGCCACCCTTGGCGGGCAGCACCTCCAGCGGACTGCGAAGGCCCCGCTCGGCAATGTCCGCCTTGAGCATCGACACATCCCCGATCTCGTAGATGCTGTTCTCCGGGTTCGGCTCGATGTCTGCCGCCGGCAGCATGACGACCTGCATTTTCTGACCCGCCGGGGCGTTGGCTTTTGTGTTGCCGAGAATGTCGTTGATAGAGAATCCCTTGCTCATAGCTCAGCCCTCCTTGTGCGTGTCCATCTTGGACACGGCCTCATCGACCTCATCTGCCAGGCATCCGTAGTCCAGCGCTGCCGAGCAGTCCGGCTTGTACACCCGCAGCGGCTCGTGCGCGCTCTTGGCCTCGCTGACCTTGACCGTGTACCGGATAACGGTGTGCAGCATCTCAATGCCCGCCTCGTTCAGCTGGTGAACGACCTCGCCCGCGTACCGTGTGCGGCGGTACTTTGTCATCAGCGCGCCCATCACCTTGAGGTGCGGGTTGTAGTACATCTGCACCTGCTCGATCTGGTCGATGATCTCCCGCATTCCATCGCAAGCCCACTCATCGCAGTCTACCGGGATGATGACCCAGTCCGCAGCCGTCAGCGCGTTGATGCTGCCCATGTCCAGATCCGGCGGGCAGTCCATCAGGCAGTAGTCGTATTTGCCCTCCACCGGCTCCAGACAGTTCCGTAGGTAGAACTGCCGCGGGCCGGTATCCTGAATCATCTCGCGGTTGGCCTTGAGCATCCGCATGTCGCAGGGGAGAAGGGCAACCGCCGGGATCGCCGTCTCCACAATGGCGTCCCTCACCATGGCCACGCCCAGCAGCACAGACGACACGCAGGGCCTGTCGTAGTCGGCCACGCCAAAGAACTTGCTCGTGTTGCCCTGCTTATCGAGGTCCACCACCAGAACGCTCTTGCTCTTGGCGGCCAGCTCGGCGGCCAGGTTACAGGCGGTGACGGATTTCCCGACGCCGCCCTTCAAGTTGATAATTGCAATGCTGATCATAGTAATCCTCCTGTCCCGCCGGGGCGGCGGGTGTTATTGCGGCCAGTTCATCTGGTCAATTTCTTCAAAATCCTCTTTAGGGGCGGGCTGCCATTGATGGTATTGGGGCTGCCATCGCATGGGCACAACGCCCGTCGGCCCCTCGCGGTTCTTGGCGTACATAACGGCGGTATCCTGATAGGCGTCCTCGCCGCGAAGCTCCTTGCTGTCCTCGGGCTTGCGGTTCTCCACAAAGATCGCGCTGTTGGCATCCTGCTCAATCGTGCCGGAGCCGCGCAGGTCCTCCAGATTGCAGAAGCGGCCCTCGCTGCTCTTCACGCCGGCGCGGTTGATCTGGCACAGCTCCACAACCACGATGCCCATCTTCATGGCGGCCACCTTCAGCCGCCGGGTGATCTCGCTGACGCGCTGGTACTCGGTCTGGCGCGGGTCGGTGGGGCTTAACAGGCCGATGTGGTCGATAAAAGCGATGTCGGGCTTGTGCTGGATCAGCTTGGCCTCCAGCCCGTCAATAGTGAGGTTGCTGTCGGCATCCAGCATCATGTTGTGATGCTGCCGGAGCCTGGCGGCGGCGTTGTCGATAATCTGCCGCTCGTGCGGGTCCAGATTCTTGTTGGTGATCTTGCCGGAATCAATCCGCGCCACTTTGGACAGAATGCGGTCCATCAGCGCCTCAGCGGTCTCCTCCAGGGTCAAGTAGTAGACCTTGTATTTTTTGGACAGGCGTGACGCCAGGTTGAGCGAAAAGTCCGTTTTGCCGCACCCAGGCCGCCCGGCCACAACGCACACACGCTGCCGACCAAAAACGCCGTACCTGTCCAATTCGGGCCAGCCCAGTTTTAGGCTGTCGTCCGGCTCATCCAAGCGGGCCAGGGCGGAATCAAGCACCGCGTCGAAGTCTCTGGCCGTGCTGTCGGCCTGGGTGCTGAGGATTGCGTCCTGCATCGCCAGGGTGCGGCGCAGCTGGCGGCAGATGCCGTCACTGTCCATCGCATCTTTAGCCAGGCACTTCATCAGATCGCCGCTCAGCAATCTGTAGCGGTGATCCTCAAGTATCTGTGCTGCATAGCTGCCGATGTTGGAGACGCTGGGGCAGGTCTCGGCCATCTGCATGACGGCCACTTTCACATCATCCGCCGGGCGTCCGTTGGCCGCTGTGTTAATGACCGTGATGACGTCCACTGGGCTGCCGCTGTAGATCAACTGCTGGATCGCCGCGAAAATGTCGTGACAGACGCCATCCTCAAACATAGCCGGGACCATTCTTGTGACGTAATTCCGCGCGCCGTCCGGGTTCATCAGCGCCGCGCCAAGAAACGCGCGTTGCGTTGTCTGCTGGCGGGTCAGGTTTGCTTGTTGCATCGTTCAGCCTCACAAAAAATCAGTGATGTCGGTGTCCGGCCCGATCTCACGCGGGCGGTCTGCCGTGTTGGCGGGGCGCTGGGCCGGGGCTTTATCCACAAAATCATCTTTCAGGGGGAAAAGCCCCTCCCAGCCTCGTAGGATGCTCTGCTCCAGCACGGCGGCCATGTAGCCGTAGCGGTCACGGACGCCAGCCTCATCGGCCAACTGGATGAGCTTGCTGCAGGCCAGCTTGGCGGCGTTGGCCGTCAGGGGGTGCTTGCCGGCCGCTCGGCTCTCAGCAAAGGAGAGCAGCGCAGCGGTCAGCCGCGCATCCTCGGGGAAAGCCTGCTGCAGGATTTCCGCGGCAGTCTCCCTCGCGCGCGCGCCCGCACGCGTATTGTTCTCTCTTGTATTATTATTCTTGTATTGTTCTGGGTGACATTTTTGTCGGGGGGTAGGCGACATTTTTGTCGGGGGGTAGGCGACATTTTTGTCGCCCGCCGACACCGGGTGTCGCTCACCGACATTTTTGTCGGGGTGGTTTTCGGCGCATACATCCGGCACGAGGCCGACCAGCGGGGAAATGTACCGCTGATTGGCTGCGCCGTCCCGGCCGTAGCTAACGGCCACATAGCCCAGCTCCTGCAGGTGCTTCACCCAGCGCTGGACTGTGCGCTCCGTTGTGTCGTACAGCGGGCAGAAGTAGGCGTTGCTCGCGTAGCAGTAGCCCGTCTTCTCGGCCAGAGAGGTGATCTCTGCGTAAAAAATCTTTTCGGCGGGCTTCAGCCGCCGATCATACCGCACCGTGGCGGGGAGAATGGCGAAAAATCCAGGATTGTCCATAGGTTCTGCCTTTCTAAAAACGGCTGACCTTAACACAGGGGTGCGCCGCGCTCTTTTCGGCGCATCCCTGCAAGGTCATTTTTCAATTTTTCAACGTTTAAAAGGGGAGGTCGCCCTCATCCTCGATCATGGCGAAGTCGTCACCCGGCCCCTGGTTGTAGGCCGGTGCCGAACCGGTGACGCGGGGCTGGCCCGCCGGGGCAGGGGAGCCCTGGGCGGCGTTGTCCGCCTTGCTGCCGCAGAAGTTGATGTTGTTGGCCACGACCTCCAGCACGGTGCGGTTGGTGCCGTCCTTGGCCGTGTAGGTTCGGCTCTGGAGCCGTCCGTCCACCGCTACCATCTGGCCCTTAGTGAGCCATTTATAGGCGAACTCGGCAGCGCGCTCCCATGCAATGACGGGAATCCAGTCCGCCACGCTTTTGCCGTTGGCGTCCTTGCGCCCGCGATCCACGGCCAGGGTGAATGTCGCCACCTGCTTGCCCGTGTTGGTCTGCCGCAGCTCCGGGTCCCGGGCCAGACGGCCCTGCAATGCACAGATATTCAGCATCAGATCATCACCACCACACTGCCGCGCTCCACCAGATCGGCCAGCTTCTCGCCCAGATAGGCGGCAATGTTGCGCTTTGCCTCCAGCTTCCACGCACCACCGTCAGCCTCGTACAGCGCCGGGCGGCCCTCTTTGTCAAGGCGCAGCAGGAAGTCGCTGGCGGGCTGCTCGACCTCAAGGAAAGTGCGGTAGGGCTGCAGGTGGACGATGGGCTGCACCGTCTGCTGCTCCTTCAGCACCGCGCCGGTCTTGACGCTGACCTCCTGACTGATCCCGTTGTCCACACTGGACACGCCCTGATTGACGTCAATGCGGCTCAGCAGGGACAGCAAATAGTCACGGTCCTCGGTGATAGCATACAGGCTTTGCAGCTCCACAATGGCCCTCTCCTGACTGATGCTCTCGTTGACGGAAATGCTCGGCACATCGCTCACAGCCTCATACAGCGGCAGGCGGCTGAACTCTGCGTATTCTTTATGCGTGTATGTAGTATCCACCATGACCCGCCGGGCGCTGTCCACACGCACATACAGCAGCGGTGCCTGGGCGACGCCCTCGGTGCGGATCAGCTTGACAAGCGCCTCCAGCGTGTCCACCGAGTACCGTGCCGGGAGTTCAACCTCCGGCTTGACCTCGCGCAGGTAGGTGGAGCAGAACTGATGCCCGCTGCGCGTTTCCAGGGTGAAGGGGGTCGCCAGCTCCACAATGCGGTCAATAGCGTCTTTCAAAAAGCTGTTTTCCATTGTCTTGTCCTTTCTGTCTGTTAATACCCGGCACGGCCTACGCGGGCCATAGCCGGTACGGGGGCTTCATCGCCGTCCATGTCCACCTGTCCGGGGACCTGCGGCGTCATCTCGGCCAGCAGCAGGGAGCCGTCCCGCGCCTTGGTAATGCACAGGGACGTGCGCACCGGCTGGATCGGCGCGAGGGTGGTCTTTGCCTGCGCATCCATGCCGATCTGCTGGCGGTAGTCATCCGGTGCAAAGGTCAGCGTGATGGTGATCTTGCGCTTGGCGGTTGCCGCAGTGTTGGGGTCCATGATGTTCGCCACGACCCGCTCTACCTCGTAATCGGTGATTTCAGCAATCGCGCCCATCGCCATCTCCAGCACGCTCTTTTTGTTTACGATCTGGGGCATCACTCATCACCTCCAACTTTTACGCCCTCGCCCTGATAATGCCGCTTCATCATGATATAAGCGGCCTTCTCGGCCTCAAGGTCGTCAGGGTGTTCTCTGCGCATCCTATCGATCAGTTCATCGCGCCAGAAATGCAGAGCCGCGCACAAAAAAGGGATATCCGGGCCAGATAGTCCCGCCTCACCGTTCAGCGCCGCGAGGACGACATCAAGCGCCTCTTCATGGACGGCATCAATCTGTTTGGGGCTTACTTCTCCGCCCAGAACTTGCGTCTTAATAATGTTATCGACGCTTTGCAGCCTGGGCTTATACCATACATTCATCGTTTGCATCCTCCTAAAAACTAAATTTCTTCCCCAAACACCTCGGCGAAGCTGCCGGGGCCGTGGAGTTCATCAAAAGCAAATTGTGCCGCCTGTTCCAACTCCCGCCGGGCGGCGGGGTCAAAATGGACGCCCAGGTGCGGCTCATTGTGATGGTTGTGGCACAGCCAGACCTTGAGGCCGTACCGCTCAGACAACTCGCGCCGTCCGCGCCCGAATAGGATGTGATGCTCCTCCAGGCCGCGCGTGGTGCGCAGATTGTAGCGCTTGCGGCACAGGTAGCACTCTTTATCGCTTTGCAGTATGCTTTTTGCCACGGCGCTCCTCCAGTCCGTTGACGGCATCCACCGCCTGGCGCACATCACCAACAGGCAGCTCCACCGTCGTCCAGCGGCAGCCGCACATCATGCAGACGCGGCGGCGGTATATCCGCCGGGTCCCCTTGGCGCGGGTGTCGATGACGCGCACCTGGCTGCTATTGCACTTAACGCAATTCATCCGCACGCCTCCAGTCCCGGTACTGCTCGGTTGTCTCGGCGTCGTCCACGCCGGCCTCGCTCAGGCGGTCAAAGATGCGTTCAATGAATTCGTGCATCTGCTGCCGGGTAAAGCTGCTGCTGCCCAGGCCGAGCCGGGCCATGCAATAACCATCGTCCAGCAGCTCCACCATCTGCACAACGCGGTATGTGTTGCGCAGGGCGGGCAGGGCCTTGACCGGCACGCGCCAGGTCTCGACCTCTGCGCCGAACTCAGCCAGCAGGTCAAGATAACACTGTTCGGCAGTCACCCCGCCGGGCGTGTCGCCGCTCAACGCCAGCGCCAGCCTGTTCAGCAGCGCCCACATGAGGCGGTTCTGATCCAGTGTGCGCTTGTTCTTCACCGGGCGGATGTCGATCTCCACGCATAGGGGCTGCCCCCGCGCGCGGCGCTCCAGTTCGGCGTGCATCCGCTGGGCCTCCAGGCGATACGCACCGTCAATCGTCAGCCCGTCCATGTCGTTGACTAAGGGCTGGCCCGTTGGGATGTACCAGGCGGCCACATGGGCGATCAGCTGGCTTGCCATGTGATCACGCTCCCATCACGCTTGCGCACCCTCAGCGATGCCACGCTGCCGTCACCGTTGTAGGTGATGTCGTCCAGGGTGAGGGCATCGTCCAGAACGTAGCGCTCAATGATGTTGGTGCCGGGCTTGCCCTGGGGGACGATGTGGACCTTGCTGGCCGGGATGCGCAGCGGCGGCAGATTCAGCACCCCAGCGCCGATGCTCCAGGCGGCAGCAGCGGCCAAAAAGCTGCCGTCTGCCTCGTTGGTGGGCGCGTCGCTGCTCACGCGGTAGGTGCTGGGGCAGGGGGCGTCCTTTGTGATGTCGGCCAGGGCCACGGCGCAGTACAGATACCGCCCGCAAACGTAGTGCCGCACGCTGTAGCCATTCAGCCCGCCGGGCATACGCTCACAGCACTCCTCCAGATGGGTGCGCACGGCGTTGACATCCGGCCACAGCTTGATGCGCACGCCCTCGGCGTCCACCTCCAGGATGCTGAGCGTGACCTCGTCAGCTGTCAGCAGGGCGAGGTTTTTGGGGGTCTCATTCTTCTCCATGTTTATCCTCCATTTCCGGGCCGATGTAGGCACCGGCCTCATTGTAGTTCTTGGGGTCCGCCATCGGGCTGTCCCATCCGCACATAGCCCCGCCGTACATGGCAGCAGCCTGGGCGCGGGTGACGCCCGCCGCTTCGTTCAGTGTGTCCACAGTCTCTTGCTCCACCACACCGAACAGGGTGCGCTCCCCGCGCACGATGCGGACGATGTTGTTGGTGTAGCGGCTCCTTGCGTAGGCGTAGGCGGGCAGCCCCGCCTCATCATAGGTCATTTTCATGGCTTCGGTCTCCTTTTTCGGTTTTGGCCGCTTGTGCGGCATACCGGCGGCAAGCGTCGGGTGTTTCTTCTTCCAGTTGCACACTCTATGTCGGATCGCCTCCGGCGTCACGGTCTGGGTGTAGCCCATCATCCTGCACACGCTGCTGATCGGCGCGCCGCCGTAGTAGTACAGGATGCTTTCCAGCATCACCTCCGGCGGCACAGGGTTGTAGATGCGCTCAACAGGCGGGCCGACGGGTTGCTTGTTTTGAGGGTGCGCCGCGCGGAATGTGTCAAGGCTTGTATAGCCCAGGCGCTCCAGCAGCGTGTCCTCGGCCACGCTCAGACACTCGGCGCAGATTCTCAACTGGCGGCGGGCGTTGGTGCAGTTCCTAAGCCTGGATTGCACCCAGGCTAGATCCTCCATTGTCATCAGCAAATTTGCCTCGCCAACGCGGTGGCCGGGATGCGCTTGTCGCGCCCGGCCCCGATCCAGCCCTCAAAGTTGCGGCAGACCTTGCGCGCGGCGTAGGGGTCTGTGCCGTAAACGATGTGTGCGGCCTCGGGCACTGTCACCAGCTCGCCCGCAGCCTCATGCCGGATGCGCTCCAGCGCATCCCGGTAGCCTTGCTTTTCGCGTGCCATGCTTACCTCCTTGTTGCCTGCATCTGCCCGGCGTGGTACAATCTGGGCAGAAAGGGTGTGTGTTTGTGGATAGAAAAGAGAAATGTGAACGTGTGATCTTAACGCAGGCCGAGAAAGCCTTGCTCCGTGAAATTGAACATCATCCACATAAAAAGTACAGCCGGAGCGCGGTTCAAAAACTCTACGAGCTGGACCTTGTTGCGCCGGACACCGACGGCGAGGACGCCTTTCATCAGCCCATCCCGAAGGACACCTACTGCGTGTCTGACTTCTATTGGGTCTACCATGAATACAGACGCAGCTTGTTAATGGATAAGCTGCTCACAGCGTTCTGGCTGCCGATGCTGGTAAGCTTCGTAACATCTCTGCTCACGACCTTACCGCAATGGCTACCAGTGCTTCTACAATCAAAGTAGTTGCAAAAGCCGTAATCGCTGACAGCACAATGATGCCCAGCACCGCAGGCAGCCGCCACAGAAATTCATCCAGAAGATAGCCTGCTTCATCAATTACTTTGTTGACGACTTCTGATACCTTTGCGCGCATGTTGTTCACTTCCTTGTCGATTGCACCTCTGCATGTAGGCCATCCAGTGCCAAGGTCAGGTCGCCCGCCAGCGACTTGGCCTTTTCGATTGTCCTTACCAGCTCGTGCGCTTTATCAAGGGCTTCATCCATGCCGTCCAGCTTGACGGCTACGGTTACAGCCGCAGCCGCCTTCTCGGGGGGTGAGGTGGGGAACAGCAGTTCCTTGGGGGTTGTGTGCAGGGCCTGCGCAATGGCGGCAACCCTGGACAGCGGCAGATCAACCTTGCCATGTTCGATGTGGCCCATCATCGACTTATCGCTGTAGCCAACGGCCCGGGCCAGCTCCTCCAGCGTCAGCCCGTTTGCAATGCGAAGCTGACGGATCCTGTCGTACACTCCGTTCATCTGTATCAACTCCCTTCGCGTGTCCAAGGTGGACACGCGCTTGTCACTTATCGTGACATTTTTAGGCGTAAAAAATCTCCTCCACGGTTTTCTCGTAATACTGCGCGATTTTACGCTTTGTTTCATCGCGGGGGATTCTAGCGCCAGTCTCGTACATCGCCAGTGCAGAAACGCTTACACCCAGCGCTGTTGCAACCTCGGCGCGCGGTCGAGCGCCCCGCAGTTCAACCAATGTTTGCGCAATCTTCTCCGAATCCATCAGAATCACCTCGCTTTCATTTGTCACGAACCGTGACTATATATACAGTATATCACGCTCTTGGTATTTGTCAACACATTTCGTGACATTTTGCGGTTGACTTTCTCACGATTCGTGATATTATAAGATTAGTACACAGAGAGGATTGACTTCGTATGGCTAAATTTTCGGCAATTATAAAATCCCTCCGCATCGAGAGAGGCATAACGCAAGAGCAACTCGCTGCCTTGCTAAAAGTATCCCGCAGTACGATAGGCATGTATGAAACTGGCAGCCGCGAACCAGATTTTGAAACGCTTGAAGCTATCGCAGACATTTTCAATGTCGACATGGATTATCTCATGGGGCGATCAACCGTCGAACGGAAAAATCCTGTTGCCGCTACCCCCATCCCCGCCGGGTTCCAGCCACTTCCGAAGCGGGACCGCATTCCGCGTGTGGGGCAAATCGCCTGCGGCACACCCATCCTCGCGGAGGAGAATGTCGAGGCCTACGATGAAGTCCCCAGCGATTGGCACGCCGACTTCACGCTGCTGTGCCAGGGCGACAGCATGGAGCCAAAAATCAAAGACGGCGATGTCGTAGCCATCCACAGCCAGCCGATGGTCGAGAACGGCGAGGTCGCCGCCGTCCTGATCGATGGCGAGGCCACCCTCAAGCGCGTGTTTCTGTTCGATGACCACATCGAGCTTCGCGCAGAAAACCCCACATTTCCGACTATCCTGCGCATCGGCGAAGATATGAACACCATCACCATCGAAGGCAAGGCTGTTGGCCTGTGCAGGAAACTGTAAATAAGGTGCCGAAAATGAAAAACACTTCATCAAAGAAAACTATCAAAGTTCTTTCGCTTTTGAGCGCTGCTCTTGTCACTTTTATTTTATTTTCGTATTATCTCGTAGAAGGCCATGGCATTTTCATTTCTTTGGCTAGTTCGCTTTTGGTTGCGCTTTTAGCTTATGGGTTTGTTCTGATTTGTCTGCAACAGTTACTGGGGCAGAACGGCAAAGAGTTTAAAGCACCGGGGTCATTTACCTCTAACAAAAATAATCGCATTTCATTGGTAAATGCCCCTGATGATATAGAAAGCCTCAAAAAGTTGACAGATTATGTCGTGCTTGATACTGAAACCACCGGCCTCAGCCCAGAAAAGGATCAGATGGTTGAAATCGGAATCATTACAGTCAAAAATGGAGAAATCACAAACGAATATACAAGCCTCATAAAGCCGACTATTCCTATTTCTTCGGAGGCTACCGCCATAAATGGAATTTCCGAGTCTGACTTGCGCGATGCCCCGCAGTTAGAGGATGTAATTCCCGATGTTGTATCAAGAATAAAAAATCAGATTGTTGTTGGGCATAATGTCACTTTCGACTTAGCTTTTGTCTCTCGTGCTATTTCAGACAACACCGAAATAGCATCTATTTCTTATATTGATACGGTAAAAGTTGCTAGAAGCTGCATCCCCGGGAAATCTTATAGGCTACAATCTCTTGCAAATCGTCTATGCCTGGATACAGGTAATGCTCATCGCGCTTTAGATGATGCAAAAACCGCAAACAGCTTGTTGCAATATTGTATCCGCAAAATGACTACAGACGAGAAGGAATTTACGCATCAGGAACGCGAGCGGAAAAAATCACAAAAGGCCGCTATCGCAAAGGAATTTGCATGGTCACCTATTTTTGATAAGAATTTCGCTTTCACCGGTGACTTTTTCCTTGAGCGGGATTACCTTGAAGGCTTATTAAAGGATGTTGGCGCGAATCTTCGGGAAAAAGTAAACACCAAGACCGTATATCTTGTTGTCGGGGACATTTCTCACCTTCCTGAATGGGCGGTTGCCAGAAAGCTCGGTAAGGCAAATGAACTGATTGCCGAAGGACAGAATATAACCAAGCTAACGGAAAGTGAATACATTGCGCTTATTGAACAAACAAGGACTCTTAAGCAGAAAAATCGTGAGTGACCCCAAGCTTGACAAAATCTCTATCGAAGGCAAAGCTGTTGGCCTGTGCAGGAAGTTGTAACAAACCGCAACAGCGGTATAAAATAGGAGGTACTTATTATGGGCATTTTTGACACGCTTCAGGAGGAATCCACATTTTCCAGGGCATCCGGCAATAACTACCACTACGTTGTGCTGCAAGTCATTCTGAAAGAAAAATTTATCGGAACCGGCTCCGGCAATCTGACGGAATTGGAAAAAGTCATCAATGAGCAGGCTGCAAAGGGATATCGCCTGCACACGATTTCTACTACCAGCAGCGGCAGCAAGGGCCTGATGGGCGGTGACCGTATTCAGGCAACTATGGTATTTGAAAAACTGGAGTGACAGCTGCAAACTGAGGTCGGAAAACCCCACATTTCCGACTATCCTGCGCATCGGCGAGGATATGAACACCATCACCATCGAGGGCAAAGCCGTCGGCCTGTGCCGCAAACTGTAAAAAGCCTCAAAAAACAAAAACACCTTGATTTTGTGTGTAAAACAGGTATAATCAAATAAACAAGTCCAAATAAAGTCACTTTTTGGACTTGTTCCCATGGATTTGCATATTTTTCATGTGAAAATCTCGTATTTTTATTTAGAAGGGAGGCGCTAGCAATGCCTTATGAATCGTTATATAAATTGAAATATTCACAACCCGGACAGTACGAATCCATTTATCGTAATCGGTTTCAGGACGCTGATACAATACATTTAGATTTCTGCATACACGATAATCCGGCATTTATTTGTCCTACATTAGAAATAATGCAGCTGATTGTCAAAATTCATAAAACAGATAAACAAGTTCGGGCACTGCGTAATGAACTTCCGGGAGTAGCTATTCAGCAGTTTACAAGCAGATGCTTAGTTGATGAAATTGTATTAACAAACGACATCGAAGGCGTAAACAGCACCCGGCACGAAATACGGGAAGTTATTGAAAAACTGGAAAATAAGAAATCTGATAAGCGTTTTTATGGATTGGTAATGAAGTATGCAATGCTTTCTAACAGGGAAAGCATAAAGCTGGATACTTGCGAGGATGTGCGCAATATTTATGATGATCTCGTTTTGAAAGAGGTCATTGAAGAGAATCCTCACGATATGCCTGATGGAAAATTGTTTCGGAAAGAATCCGTCTCTGTTACAAATGCCGCACAAAAGGAAATCCACCATGGGCTTGTACCTGAAAGCGCAATCCATGATGCAGTTGAAAAAGTTCTCGCATTTCTTAAAGATGATTCCGTTGATTTGTTGATACGGATTGCGGGGGCGCACTACCTGATTGGCTATATACACCCATTTTATAACGGGAATGGGCGCCTCTCGCGTTTTATCAGCAGTTTTTTGCTCGCACAGGAACTCGATCCGCTGGTTGGTTACAGATTGTCATATACGATAAAAGAAAACCTAAAGCAATACGGCGACAGCTTCAAGTTATGTAATGACCCAAGAAATCGTGCAGATATGACCCCCTTTGTGTTATGGTTTTTGGAAATTGTTTTAGAAGCCATCAATAAGCTTCAGCAAGCGCTTGTGCAGCGTGCAGACGATTTGCAGATTTACAGCCAACGCGCCAATCAGGATGAAATTCTTAACTCCAAGAAAAATAAGGAGCTTGCTTTCTATCTTGTGCAAGCCAGCTTATTTTCAGAAGCTGGCATTGCAAGGAAAGACTTGATTGCGCTGGTAGGCGTTTCAAAATCGACAATCGTCACGCGGTTACATGATCTCGAGGAAAACAATTACCTGATTATTCAAAGAATCGGCAAGGAAAAGTATTATAAACTCAATCTGGATCGCCTGAAGTAAAAAAACGCTCCACGGCTGCAACCGTGGAGCGTTCAGAAAAGCGGCTCGCCCAAACGGGGTCATCGCACACCTAGCATTTGCGATTATACCTCTTTTGGCCGCACTTGTAAAGTGTATTCAATAAGGAGGTTTCTATATGGCAAAAACGAAAAAACGCGCGGACGGCCTGATCGAGCGCTGCCGCGTTATTGATGGCAAGACCCGCCACTTCTATGGCCGCACCGCAAAGGAGGTGCAGGCCAAGCTCGACGCGGCCCTCATAGAAGCCAGCACCCGCCGGGACAGGGGAGACCCCTTCTGCGAGGTCGCAGAGGCGTTCTGGCGCGCCAAGGAGCCGTGCATCAAGTATGGCTCCCGCCGGGGCTACCGCCACAAGGTGGAGCTTGCCAAGGGCTGGTTTGAGGGGCAGGGCATGCGCGAGATCACCAGCACCGACATCAACCGCGAGCTGATGCACATGGCCGCGCAGGGCTACGCCTATAAAAGCATTGCCGGGCAGAAGTCGGTGCTCTCCCTGATCTGGCAGTATTGGTGCGCCGAGATGCACGGCGACGCGAACCCTTGCACGTTGCTCAAGCTGCCGCAGGGCCTGCCCCAGACCAAGCGCCGCGCCCCCACAGAGCAGGAGATCGCCGATGTCAAGGCCCACCCCGAGGGCTTCGGTCTCTGCCCGGCCATCATGATGTACGCCGGCCTGCGTCTGGGCGAGGTGATGGCGCTGCAGAAGAAGGACCTCGCTGACGGCGCGATCCGCGTGTGCAAGGCCGTGGTCTGGCACAACAACTACCCCGAGCTGGAGGAGCCGAAAACCGACAGCGCCTACCGCACCGTGCCGATCCTCAAGCCCCTGCAGGATGCGCTCGGCAGCCGCCTAGACGGCCTGGCCGACGAAGCTTTTCTGTTCGGCGGCGCAAAGCCCATGACAAAGAGTCAGTATCAGAACGCCTGGCTGCAATACTGTATCAACATCGGCCACGCTCACGACAGCGGCAAGCGCTACAAGACCGGCAAGAAATCGAAGGACGGTGCGCCCCTGTACAAGACAATCATGGAGCCGGACTTCACCGCGCACCAGCTCCGGCATGAGTTCGCCAGCACGCTGGTACAGTGCGGCATCAGCCCGCAGGTCGCCAAGGAGCTGATGGGCCACGCCGACATCCTGACAACCCAGCGCTGGTACGCCGAGGCCAAGGCCAGCGCCGTCGATGAAGCCACACGGATCCTCAACGCACACTTCACCGCATAAACCGCATTGGTTCGTATATTTTTCGTAAACAATCAATCTTCCACACCACAGCGCACATTGTAACAAATTCAAATCTCTCTTACTCCGCCAAATCAGCCGATATTCAACGCTAACACGTTGAATATCGGCTGATTCTTTTTCTATTTTCTGTTCGTAACTATTCGTAAAAAACGCCCTAAAGCACCAGAAAACACAACGGGTGCCTACGTCGGTGCCTACACACAATCTTCGTATCGTACTACCGTTTCCGTGCCATCCCGGAAACGGTTTGTCTCCAACTTCTCTCCGCATTTTTCAAACACTTTCCCCGATAAACGTAAAAATTTATCTGGGAAGTGTTGTTATTCTTAACATTTTCTTCCTTTTCTGCCCGTGCCTTGCAATCCCGCGCCAAATCCGCTATACTCATTCTATACCATTTTATAAGTGAGGTGTCCGTTATGCGGTTATTTGATGTGCTCGGCCCGGTCATGACGGGGCCGTCCAG